ATAGCCTGCTCCGGGGTCTGCCTCTGTAACCGTTGTGCTAAATTTATACTCAGTTCCTCCGCGATAACCTGTTGCACCCTGAATGCCCTGAATACCCTGATCACCTGTTGCGCCCTGAATACCCTGAATACCCTGATCACCTGTTGCGCCCTGAATACCCTGATCACCCTGATCACCTGTTGCGCCCTGAATACCCTGATCACCCTGATCACCTGTTGCGCCCTGAATACCCTGAATACCCTGATCACCTGTTGCGCCCTGAATACCCTGAATACCCTGAATGCCCTGAGAACCTACGTTGCCTGTTCGCGAGAACTGCAATACTGTAACCTCGTCATTGCTAAAGTCTGAGTTAGCGATTGGGTTTACATCTACCTTAAAGTAACCAGTATCATCAGTGAGTCCAGTAACCTCAAAGACTGCGTATGAAGCGTCAGAGGAATCTCTGGACTGAAATGTAAGGAACCCTTTTGAGGTGTTAGTGGAATCATCCCACGTTTGCATGAATGCCTGCAAATCCACCGCATTGTCATCAACATCATCAATGAATACTTTTGTAACGCTGGCAAATGTGCTGTGGTTGAATCGCACATAGCCTGCTCCGGGGTCTGCCTCTGTAACCGTTGTGCTAAATTTATACTCAGTTCCTCCGCGATAACCTGTTGCACCCTGAATGCCCTGAATACCCTGATCACCTGTTGCGCCCTGAATACCCTGATCACCTGTTGCGCCCTGAATGCCCTGATCACCCTGATCACCTGTTGCGCCCTGAATGCCCTGATCACCCTGATCACCTGTTGCGCCCTGAATACCCTGATCACCCTGATCACCCTGAATACCCTGATCACCTGTTGCGCCCTGAATACCCTGAATACCCTGAGCACCTGTTGCACCCCTTATATCGCTTGTGGAAAACTCTAATCCATCATCAGAGTCGAAGGTGACAATTCCAGTGACTTCATTGTACCCTGTCCCAGACGACTTCCACCCGTCGCCGTCAGTTCCTGCTGCCCCTGTTGCACCTGTCAGGCCAGTGTCACCCGTGATGTCAGCTATCTCTGACCAAGCGTTGCTGACCTTATTGTAAATCTTGTGAGTGACTGAATCGAAAAAGAAGTCGTCGTTGTCGCCGAGGCTGGAGGACGGGGCAGAGGTGCCAGTGTACCACATGATGCCATCGCCAAAGTCGCCGCCGATTGTTCGGCCACGAAGAACGGTGCCGTCAAATTCGGCATTAGGTACTCCAGCAGTTAGGGTAGACCCGTCAAACTCGCTGGCATCAGTGGATGAGGACGGAAGGACTTTGCTCATTGCTTGATTGCTAACAGCTCACTATTGCGCTATAAGTGATACCGCATTACGGCCACTCAGTCAAACATGGCAGAAGGCAAATATGGTTTAACTTTCGACCATCCAGTCAACGATCTGGAAATCGAACTTTACTGCTTCAGGAACAACTACTCACCCAAGGATGGCGGGTTAGGGAGGTTCGGGCACCTAAAGAATGCCATCAACCTGCTGTGGCCCAAGACCACATGGAACCCGTGGCTGGAAAGACAACTAGAATCCTTGTGCGAAAATCAATGGGTTAGCTGGGCTGGTTGTGCCGCATCAGGGAAGACCTTCGCCTCATCCCTGTACGCCATGACGTGGTGGATCGCCAAGCCCCAAGCCTCCAGTGTTATCCTTACCAGCACCACGGCGAAAATGATTCGCAAACGCGCTTGGGCTAACATCCAGCAATTACACCGTGGCTGTAAAGGGTTCCCCGGAAATCTCGTGGATAGCAAAACCACCCTGCAATCCGTTAAGGGCGACGATAAGAACGCAATTTTCGCAATCCCCGTGCTTGAAGGTACGACCTCAAAGGCAGTCGCCAACATCCAAGGCGTCCACAGCTCGCGTATCCTAGTCATAGTAGACGAGGCGACAGACACCCCGGAGGCGGCGTTTGAGGCTTGCTCTAACCTTTCCAAGGGCTGTGAAGAGTTCCAGTTCCTAGCCATTGGGAACCCGCATAGTCATCTGGATGAGCATGGCAGATTCTCAAGGCCAGAAGATGGGTGGGATTCTGTGGGTGTTGAGACTCAGGAATGGAAGACCAAGCGCGGTGTCTGCGTGCGATTCGACGGGATGCATTCTCCTAATGTCCATGATGGAACCACGACCTACCCCTTCCTTATCACGTCCCCGCAGGTTCAGCAGGCCATATCCTTTGAAGGTGTATCATCTCCAAAGTTCTGGAAGTACACCCGAGGCTTCTGGCCAGATGAAGGCGTCGTCCGCACGGTGCTCTCAGAGAGTATGTGCGAGAAATACAATGTCGGCCAACAGCACACCTTCATAAACAAGGCCGTCACTGTGGCAGGACTAGACCCAGCCTTTGGGGGTGACAGGTGTATTCTCAGGTTTGCCAGATACGGCGACTTGGAGGGGGGAGCTATGGGTATCCAGTTTACCGACATTATGCCCATCCAGACTGATGCATCCTCCTCTGAACCCATACATTTCCAGATTGCTGCCAAGGTCAAGGACGCCTGTATCATGCACGGTTGCGAGCCAAGGTATCTGGCTGTTGACTCAACCGGGGAAGGTGGCGGGTTATGTGACATACTCCACAAGGAATGGAGCAATCAGATCAGGCGGGTGGAGTTTGGGGGCAGGGCCAGTGATCTTCCAGTGTCGGAACAAGACAGTCGGATATCTCACGAAGCCTATGCCAACCGGGTGACAGAGCTGTGGTTCAGCGTAAGGGAATGGGTCATGGCCAACCAGATAGGCGGACTGGACGACCCCACCATCATCGAGTTCTGCTCAAGATTGTTTGATGACCAGAAGAGAAAGATTGTCGTTGAGCGGAAGGTGGACATGAAGGCCCGGACTAATCAAAGCCCTGACTTGGCGGATGCCGCAGTGTTAATTGTGGAACTTGCAAGACAACTAGGGTCAGGCCGCTTGCATTCAACGACAGAAATGGATAAAACATGGAATGACTCTGTTCAGAAGTTTGACCTAATCTATAGCGAAGAGAATCTTTATGCTGATATGGAGGAATAAAACACGCACGCCGCTCAATGGGTGGCGTTATCTTGTCCCTGAAACTGGGGTGCTCGTAACCGGGCCACACTGGGACACCTTGCTGGCAAATGTCGCCAAGCACCTTGAAGCCAACTCCCTGCCCACAGACCCCCACCTTGAGCGCAGGATTGAGGAGTACATGTGCAAGGAAATACCTGACGGTTGTGATAGTATATCTACCAGAGATGCGAAGCCAAAAAAAATGACCGTTGGTGATGTCTTACGGTTTACGGCCATGATAGGGGCAGATATGCTTAATGGCCGGGAGCGAGTTGATAAGGAAGTCGCCAATAACAGGGCAAGGATATGTGTCGGTTGCCCAGATAATATAGACCCCGCAGGGTGCTCGACCTGTAACCGGGGCAGAATGGAAAAGTTGATAGAGAAGCTAACCGGGGCAATTGCCACCAAGCATGATGCGAGGCTCAAGTCTTGTCGTCACTGTGGCTGCATCAATAAGGCGCAGGTCTGGTTCCCTCTGGATATTCTGCAAAAATTCACACAAGCCGATGTTAATGCGGCACTACCCTCTAATTGCTGGAAGAAAAAATGAATCCATCCACACAAGTTAAACTAGACTCAATCTCCGAAGGGGGAAAACCGCCAGCGTCCCGACTCAAGGATGCGGGTGAAGTATCCAGTCTTGTCAGGTTACTGATCAGTGCAGACGGGTCACGATCCAGCATCCGCGCCAAGGTGCAGGGCTTGGTAGACGGCAACGCGCCATACAAGGGGTCAGAGCTGAGGCGCACCGGGCAATCCTTCCGTACCAATATCAACTTCCGAGAATCAGAGGGTTTTCTCAGTCTCGCCCTCGGTGCTTTTTATGATGTCTTCTCAGAGACACCTACCTACGCCTCGGTGCGCCTCAACTATGGCGATGCAAACGAGTCAGAATCCTACAGCCGTGTTGTCACTGAGGAGTTTGATAGGCTCCAGAAGCTGGATGACGACTTTGATTACATGATCCAGTTAAGCCAGCATGAGATGGTCATGTTCGGTATAGGCCCGGTGCTGTTCGAGGACGCAACCAACTGGCGGTGCAAGGCCATCAAGGCATCCGATATGCTGGTGCCTGAATCCACAAAGTCCAACATGTCCGACTGGACAGTCGCCGTTGTCCGGGCCAGCTATAATGTGCATGAGTTGTACGCCTTCATACGCAACGAGGAGGCCGCAGCAGCCATGGGCTGGAACCTTTCTGCCGCAAAGAAGTCCATCATTGAGGCTGCGCCAAACAGCGATAATGTATCAGGCAGAAGCTGGGAACATTATCAGGAGCAATTAAGGAGCAATGACCTGTCTTACTCTGCCAAGTGTGACTCGGTACAGGCGGCTCACGTTTTCTACCGGGAGTTCCCTGACGACAACAACCCAAGCGGGGCTGTGTCCCATTGCATAATTGATGAGCGCGGTGACGGCAAGGAGTTCCTGTTCAGGAAGGTGGCCCGGTACGGTAGCTGGCAGGAAGCATTGCATTGCCTGTACTACGATAAGGGCACAGGGAACCACCACTCCGTCAAGGGGTTGGGAGTCAAGATGTTCTCGGCCATGGAATTGAAGAACAGACTGCGTTGCGCCACGGTTGATGCCGCCTTTGCTCGCGCACAGATCATGTTCCAGCCCACCACCCCGGACAGCCTGAATCGCACCAGCGTCATACAGCAGGGGCCATACGCCATACTGCCACCGGGCATGAACGTGGTGCAGACCAGCTCGGCGGGAGTTCTTGATGCGCCCATGTCTGTCGAGAAGGAGCTGGAAGGACTGCTACAGTCAAATCTTTCCCAGTATCGTCAACGACTTGAGAAGCCCGGTGGCAACCCGAGAACAGCCACGGAAATCCAAGCCCTGATTGCACAACAGAGCGTCCTTGGTAAGACACAGTTAAACAGGTATTACACTCAACTGGATGCATTGTTCTCTGAACGATATAGACGGGCAACCAACAGGAAGCTGACTGAGGATATGCCCGGTGGCAGGGAAGCCCTTGAGTTCCAGAAACGCTGCAAGAAACGTGGCGTCCCTGCCGCAGCATTAAAGGCTGTGGACTGGGTAAAGGCCACGCGCACCGCAGGGCAGGGCAGTGCCTACCAACGACAACTGGTGATGCAGGACATGATGAGTCTTGTCACGATGCTGCCCGAGGGTGGGCGTGATGCCGTCATCAGGGACTACGTTGCCTCTAAGGTTGGCACACAGATGGTGGATCGTTATGTTCCCAAGCCAGAGGAGGACAAGGGGTTACAGGAGCAGGTGCAGGAAGCCTCCGTGGAAAACCCATTGTTCAAGCTGGGAGCAACTGTCCCGGTGGCAGACGGAGATAACCACGTTGTCCATGCTGCAACACATCTCCAGTTTGGTTCAGAAGCAGCAGGAGCCGTGGCGGACGGGGGCGACCCGGTGGAGATCGCAGCCACATTACGTGCTTTATTGCCCCATATCGAGGCACATCTGGCAGAAGTAAGGGCCGATGAAACACGCAAGGATTTGGTCAAGATGCTGGAGGGACAGTTAGATGAACTAATTGAGGTGTTCACCAAGTTAAGCAAGGAACTCCAGAGACAACAGCAGCAGGCTATGCAGCAGCAGGCAGAGAATCAGGCAGCGATGCAGGAGCAGCAGGCCATTATGGACGGGGTTGACCCCAAAGATCAGATCAACATGCTCCGAACACAGCGCGATGAGTCTCGTAAGGACGCCAAGGCTCAGGCAGAGATTCAACGTAAGAGCGAACAGCACCAGCAGGACATGGCTATTGCCGACGCCAAGGCAGCGGAGGAGTTGAGTTAATGACGATTTCATTGACAGTAAGTGACATGCAATGGTTGATGGGGCTTGTGTCCACTGAAATTGAAATGGGGGAAGCACTGCTGCAAGTCATGCCGCAGAACAAGGAGATCAGCGCAGACGTTGAACATGCCCATGAAATTTTGACCAAGGTGGCTCTCGCTGTCATGGTGCAAAAAACAAAGAATAAAAATGAACCTGAAACAATGGAGATCGACCCCAGCCGCAATTGAGGCGGCAAATAAACTGAAAGGAAATGAGACATACAAGCAGATGCTTGACGTGGCTCACAATGAACTTCCGACCAATCGAACCCTTCCTGTAATGGGGGCGAAGGATACGGATTTCGTGTATGCATACGGAATCGAGGTTGGATACAGAAACTGTCTGGCCGTATTAGCTGCCATGTCAGAACCAATGCCAGAGGAGAAGGACATCACTCCAGACTTCTCTAGCGAAAACAACGACGACGAATAATGAGCGAAGAAACTACTACAACCATGGAAGCCGAGGCCGTCAGTGATACTGATGCTGTCGAGGAAAACGAGGCACCATCCTCATTTGTTGATGCCGCATTGAAGGCGATGGAGGAGGGGGAACCCAAGGAAGACCCGAAGCCTGAGCCTGAGCCTGAGCCTGAGCCAGAAGCCGCCGCTGAAGAACCGGAAAAGAAATCTCGGTCAGCATCCGACTTCAAGCTGATAAAGCAAAGGGCCAAGGAAGCTGCCGGGGAAGTCGAGAAGCTGAAGGCGGAAATTGAGGAACTTAAAAAGGTTGAGCCAGCAGGTGACCCGGAAATAGATCGCCTCCGACAGGAACGCAATGAGTTATCTGCGCGACTAAAGGCGGCATCTCTGGAGCGACACCCGGAGTTCTCGCAGCATTACAAGGACAAGATAGGGAGCATTCTTGAGAGGGCCAAGGGGATTGCCGGGGCAGAGTATGCTGACCGGATTGAGGCGTTAATGAACATGCCAGACTCGGAGTACAAGACATCCGCCTTGGACGATATCTTTTCCGACCTTTCAACCAGCAAGCAGGCGCAACTGGGAGCCTTGATTGCCCAGATGGATGAAGTGTCTGGTGAGCGTAGCTCGCAGCTCCAGAACGCTGACCAGACCTATGAGCAGTTGATGTCCAAGCAACAGGAAAAACAGAACCAATGGATCAAGGATAACGAGACTGTGTTTGGCAAGGTCGGTGAAACTGCCAAGGACTGGTTTGTTTTCCAAGAGCGCGAAGGCGAAGCGGAATGGAACAACGCCGTTCGTGACAGGGTGAGTGTTGCAAAGAACATTTACCTCGGTGAGTCTACCCCGGAGCAGCTCGCAACCGCAGCCTACATGGCCAGTTCCGCAGACTTCCTTTATGACACCTTGACCAAGGAGCTGGAGGCACACGCATTAACCAAGCAGCAGCTAAAGGAAATGCAGGGAGCCACCCCGTCCATTGATAGTGACGGACAGAAGAAGGACACGTCAGATATGTCATTCATAGACACAGTGAATGCAGCAATGAAGGGTTAATCATGCCAAAGGTAGAGCAAAAAGGGCTACTAACGCAGCAAGTCCCACCTATCGCGGAAGCTCTCGTAGGGACATACGTGCCATTTCTTTGCCTGTAACGGGTGTGCTCCCGGTTCCCAGAATCGTGCGCTTAACCTGACCTCCTCGATTGGGATGACGTAGAAGGCTGGGCCATTGCTGTACATCAACACCACCACGAAGTAGTCGGCGTCATTCTTGCTGTATGGGAGCTTCTTGCCGCCTCTGGCAAATAATACTCGATAGGTTCCGTGCTTGGTCTTTACTGAGCTGGACTTAACTTGGAGTCGAGTGAGGCGAGAGCGAGAATCTGTGATGAGGTCGTAGCCTTCGCTGTCGCCAAATGGCCATGAAACAGCGAACCCGTGCTTCAGGAGTTCAACTGCCGCGAGCAACTCCGCTGTTGCCCCGGCCAGCTTCTCGACCCCTTTTTCGTGGGAGCTTGGTTCCTCCATATATTCATTGTGACTCCAGCCTGTGCTCCAGTTCCGCAATGGTATTCAGGGCAGCTTCAACCCAGTGAGGAGCTGCGCTGGCTGCGGCGGGGAAATCATCTCGGGCGATGAGGCTCGCTCCGTTGTCCATCCGTACCCCCAGACACCCGCTGCTTGCCAATAATAGCGCGAACAGCATCACGGTTACGGCTTTTCTTTTCAGTGAGGCGTTCATCGGCGGCTACACGGTTAAGACGCTCCCCGAGCTCATTGACAGCATCGACTAGCTTCGGCAAAGCTGCCAAGCCTTTCATTGCTGCCATGAGCGCGGGAAGCATTGTTCACCTTATTTCTTACGAGTTGTCTTTTGGGCCGCGACGTATTCCTTCACGGCATCCACCACCCCCTGCCCACCTATATAGGCAGGCACGATCACCACTATCGCGGTAATAATTTTCTCGGCCATCTCAGGACTTACGTTCGTCCACTCAGTGGCCATTACCATTACGAGGCCACCGATGGCGACCCATAGTTTTCTACTTTTTAATTTTTCCTTCATTGTCGTCAGTTAGAAGTTTGTAGCACTTAATGACTGTCCATATTATTGTTACACCGAGCAGGACAATCTTCAATATAAGCTCGATGTCGGCCAATGATACAGCAGCAAGCACGCCGCCGTTAAGCCCTAAAGTTCGCACGTAGTCGTTCATGTTAAAAAGTTGGTGGAGCCGCCCACCGTTAAGCAGACGACCCCACCAGTGACGACGACTAGGGATTAATCTACCAGATTGGGCCGCTTGAAGAGTACGGTTGCACCGTGATCTCCGAAGATCGGCTCAAACGCCATCTCGTACATTCCGATGTGCCGACCAAAGACCTCAGACGGGTCTTCGCAGGTGTCAGTTCCACCCCACTTGTACGCTCCGGTAATGAACTCCCATGCACCGCTGTAATTCTCAGGAGAGAACCCTAGCGAGCCGGGGGTTGAGGACGGAACAACGAGTTGGCGCATCACGCTCGGATTGAGAACAACTGCTGCCTCGTAGATACCATTGTTACCGCTTGCTTGAGACTTGCTCGTGTAAAGCGGGTTGATTTTAGTACCTGATCCCTTCGTGATTTCACCGCCAGCCAGCGCGACGTTTTCGTCGATGCGACGGTATCCGGCTAGCGCAGGGCCGTCCTTGCGTTTGAATCTCGGCGGATTTGTGACCACAATATGACGGAAATTTCCGACAACGCGATCTGCTCCAATAGCCTTTAACAGCTCATTAGCCTGAGATGACTCACGATAGTCCGTGCGGATTTCACCAACATTGGCACCCTTCAGGAGTTGGTTAGACTGATCCATTCCAATAACGAGAGGGAAGATCGGGCCATTAGGGCCAAGCTCTATCCAACCGTTGCTGTCACCTTCAGTCGCCCCAGACTCAATCAGCTTAATAGCAAGCTGGTCTAGGTGATGCTGAAGCAATGGAACAGTGTCCACTAGGGCGTTGTCAACTGCGTGGTTGTCAATGTCTAGACTGGTTACATCAGTGTCAACCAGTTCAGCATCCGATCCATCGGACTCTGTGCCTGCCAACGTCACCTGACGAGCCTTTTTCATGTACTCGTTAGCGACCTTGTTCTCCAGAATCCGCTTGCTGTGTTTTGTAATTTCTTCCAAGTATGCTCTCAGGAAGGAATCTACGTTATGCCGATATTTTAGGTTGCTTTGGCAGACCTGTGGGCCACGAATTGATATTCTCTCTGGAGAAAATTCCTGCTCGCTGAACCCCCATTCGACATCGTTCCAAGTGCGAGCGCAAAGGCCGTCACCTGCATCCATGTCAATGTCACCGGAAACGCTAGTGGAACCAATTGTCTCCCACGGCAACTGATCGTCGGTGGGTAGTGAGTTCTCGACGGTGAATGTCGTCTGCTTCAGTCCAGTACCGAGCGGGTATGTACCCTTCGGCAAGGCGTTCATCCAGACGGATTTATGTGTGGCCTTACGGTGAATGTCTTTACTCAGACTCTCCGTGGCCATCTTTAATGCTTGAAATACATCTACACAAGCCATGATATATAATCTTTCTCTTTAGATTTAAGGAAGGAACAATGAAGCTATCACCCGACAGCACACCCCTTCTCTATTATCGGAGGCCAATCCGTTTAGGGCCGTGCGGTCTGCCACTCCGCTGTAGGGCAATTAAATTCTAGGTGCGAGTTATGCAGTCGCTACTGCAATTAGCAGTATGGAATAATTTTATCCTTTACCTAAACAGAATCTTCCTAGTGATACTTGGCAATATGGGGCAAATAGGCTTATTAACAGCATATTCCCAAGGAAGTCGTCGGGTTTGTGCTGTTAATTTTCGTATGACAAATACCCCGTATATGGCAGAATAACCCTGTTTTTAGGGGGTAAAATGAGGTATTGACAGGGATTATTGTATAACATAGAGTCCTCAGCCTATGAAGGTATATCAAGCCACAATGAACGGTACAGAACAATGGGTGTTGGACGTGCGTTACGGGAAGACTCGTAAGCGCAAGTACTTCAAGAATCATCAACTGGCAATTGCTGCCAAGAACAAGGTCGAGAGCGACATAAAAAAGAACACTGAGATGTTCGCCAAGTATTCACCGGAGGAACGGATGCAGATGGTGCTGGCCTACGGTAAGGCAAAGGACATGGGCTGTACTCTGGATGACGCCATAGCTGCGCTGAAGATCAGAGTCGCTACACGCAAGCCTGACCTGAATCTGGAGAAGCTGGTTGACCTGTGCATCGAGGGCAAGGAGGCCGCTGGATGTCGTCCACGCACGATCAGCACCATGTCGTCCACGCTCTATCGCTTCATCGAGAACCGGAAGAGGCAGCACCTCGACGACATCTCCTCCAACGACATACGAAGCTGGTTACTTGACGGCCCGTGGGAGTCCACGACACGCAACACCAAGCTGACTGATATCAAGACATTCTTTTCATGGGCAGTCGCTGGCGACTACACCGAGGCGAACCCTGCTGCAAGAGTCAAGAAGTTCAAGGCCACGCCGGGAGAAGAGCAGCGCAAGGAGGAAGCCGAGGATGAACTGCCCCGCATCCTCACCCCTGCTCAGGTCAAGTGCCTGCTGTCTGCCGCAAAGAAGGACGACCCGAAGCTGGCAGCATACATCGCCATCCTGTTCTTCGCTGGGCTGCGTCCTGAGCGTGAGGCGGCTGGTGTGCGGGAGCAGGACATCATGTTCGAGGACAAGCTGCTCCACGTCCGCAAGCGCAAGGCCAAGGACAGGCAGGCACGCTACATCGAGATGGAGCCGAACTTGGTCGCTTGGCTGAACTGGAAGAAAGGTGACTTGCCTCCCTCCAACCTTCGCCACAGGTGGGACTCCGTCCGTCGCAAGTGTAACCTGTATGGCTCCGGTGTCTGGCCGCATGACGCCGCCCGTCACTCATTCGCATCGCATTACCTCGTCGTCCATGGAGCGAAAAAGACCATCGACGCACTGGGCCACGGCGACTACGAGATGCTGTTTAAGCACTACCGTTCTCTGGTTAAGCCGAAGCAGGCAAAGGAGTATTTTGGCATCAGGCCATAACCTGTTTGTAAGTGACAACAAATAAAATTGACATCATTTATTTTACAAGGTATAAACACCGCGCTGCTCAGGGGCGGCAAAACCAAGGACATGACGACAAAAGGGAGAAAAAAGGCGGGGCGTGCCGTATACCCACTGATAGCCTTCAGGCCAAATACCAAGCTGGAAAACAGGCTGAGAAAGTTTTCACAGAAGCATAAAATGCCAATGTCGCAAATCATTCGGCATTGCCTGATGAAGCAACTCCCAGAGATGGAGGCAGAGTATAATGTCTGAGTCTCCCCCTTGTTGCCATAAGTCTGAATCGGCCTTCCTTGGATCGCTGATGCTCGACCCCGTTCGTCTGGGGGAGTTCCTTCACAAGATAGATGCCAACGACTTCTACGACCAGCGACATGCCAACCTGTTTCAGGTCATGCTGAACCAGTACAAGAGCGGCAAACCCATAGACCCCACTGCGCTGCACACGGCAATCAAGGACTTGGATACCGTGGGAGGTATAGCCTACGTCTGCCAGATACAGGACACCACAACCACGGCAAGCAACATCAGCTATTACGCCGACGTGTTGAAGCGTAAGCGTGTCCTTCGGGAATTTAATCGTGCAGCTTATTCCATACGCAACACGTTGCAGGGTGCCGAGTCCGACGAACAGGCACTGGAGGATATACAGAAACTGGTTCGTGACGTGCTCGACAAGGGACAAGTAGACGAGGGGGGTGAAGTGTCAGCTAAGGATGCCGTCTATGAGGCAATAGCTGAGGTGGAGGCGGCGTTTGGCTGTACTGGTCAATGCGTGGGCGTCCCTACTGGCTTTGCCTCCCTCGATCTACGCCTTGGAGGATTGCACGACGGCGAGATGGTCGTCTTGGCCGCACGCCCCAGCATGGGTAAGACTTCTCTGGCAATGAACATCGTTGAACATGCCGCCCTTAATGAGAAACTGCCTGTGGGTGTCTTCAGCCTTGAGATGACGGCGACTTCACTGATGAAACGAGCCATGGCAGGTCGCAGTCAGGTGGACTCCATCAAGCTGCGTGACGGTAACCTGACCGCCGATGACCTGAAGAAGCTCACCGCTGCATCTGCCAAGCTGGCAATGGCACCCATCTATATTATCGAGAAGTCCTGCATCAGCACACACGAGTTTCGCAACCACGCACGCCGCATGAAGAGCGCACACGACATCAAGCTGCTCGTGGTTGACTACATCCAGTTGATGAGCCACAAGGCAGACTCCCGCACTCAGGAGATTACCAAGATTTCCAATACCATGAAGGGTACGGCAAAGGAATTGGGTATCCCTGTTCTGGCCCTGTCGCAATTATCACGAGCTTCCGAGCAACAGGACAGACCGCCTCGATTGTCTGACCTTCGGGAGTCCGGGGCAATTGAGCAGGACGCTGACGTGGTGGCGTTCCTGAGTCAGCCAGAAAAAAATTCACGTATCACAGATGTGATGATAGCAAAGAACCGCAACGGCCCAGTAGGCTCAACGGAACTAGAGTTTATCAAGGAACACTCCCTATTCAGGACTCCAAAATATGAGGTCGGCAAAGCCAAATGATTTCAATGAATACCTGCGACAATCTGGTGTTACAGATACGGGAGGCTGGGCACGTCCCGGCTCACAAGAACAAGAAGCGCATATTTCGAGGGCGACTCGTGACCGACCCAAAGTGCCAAAAGTGGATGACGAATTGTGTGAGCAGTTTTATATGTCAGTTGAAGTCCAAGTTTCAGACAGGCGACGACGCGACCTCGACGGATGCTTGGCTACAATATGCGATTGCATCACTGCCGCAAGACGACAACTGGAAGATTATTCCAAGCATCTGCGTCCACGTAAAGGTGGTTCCAAAAGGAGAAGAGGGCGCGACGATAACGCTTGAAAAGATTTCGCCTGCGTAAGGCGTTAAACACGAAAAGAACAAAAATGAGTACTGATAATAAATACATAAAAGTAAAAGGAAAACTGTATCACCCGTCACTGCGCGAGGTGAACAACATGTCAAGTAAGTTTCAAGTTAATGTCTGCTGCATATCCAAGGCAGACAAGAAGAAGCTGGAAGATATTGGCCTGACCCTGAAGGAAGGCAAGGACAAGGTGGACGCCGCAGGGAACCCCAAGCCAGAACCGGAATGGGGATCGTTCCTCGTGCCCAAGGGCAACAACCCTCCCCGCATGGTTGACGCCATGCTCGACCCGTGGCCCGACGACAAGCTGATCGGCAACGGCACAGAGGCAAATGTTGTCATCAACGCATACGACTGGGAGTTCAAGGGCAAGACCGGGACATCACCGGGCCTGAACTACATCCAAGTTCTCAGTCACGTTGAGTTCGAGGGCGCAGGTAGCCTGTTAGAGCCAGAGCCAGACTATGCTAATCAGTGATAGTCAACCCCACTCGGGAACTGCTGTTTGCTGTCATTGAACAAGCTGTGCATGACAGGCGAGCAGCAGTCTCCCATGGGTTGATTGACGATATGGCCAATCCTATTCCACAGAATAAACTGAGGAAGAAGGTGAGGAACGACAAACACGGGATCACATGTTCATTAAACTATTTTTTTTATCGCGGAGGACTGGAGTTCCTGATGTCCGTGGCAGACATTGAGCATGACCCTGAACTAATCAAGAAAAGAAGCGGGGAACCACATGGGAAATGAAAGAGGAAGATGGCCGTCAGCATCGAACGGCGCAAGATACAGGCTGTGTCCGGGGTCACATGTACTGGGTAAGGGGATAAAGTCACAGGGCAGCAAGGTGAGCTATGCAGGTGACCGCATACATGACGCCCTAGAGACAGATGATTTTTCAAAACTGGAGGACGAAGAGTTAAGCATGGCCATCCGGTGCAGGGAACAACTGAACATGCTAAGGGAATTAATCTTCACTGAAGACGATTACCTGACTGTCCACAAGGAAGAACGTATGTGGTACAACGGCAATCGTTACAGCGGCAAACCTGATGTCGTGTTCCTGCACGCCGACACGGCATTGATCGTGGACTACAAGACAGGTCGCAACTGTGTCGGTGACGCATCAGAGAACGACCAACTGCAATGGCTTGCCGTGTTGGCCCACCACACCTACAAGGTCAACACCGTCATTGTCGCCGTCGTCCAGCCGCACTGCGGTGAACCTACATTTCATAAGTTCAACCCCACCGCGATGAAGCGTATCCGCAACAAGGTACTGCGTATACTCAGGGCAGTGGAAAAGCCCGGTGCCAAGCTGCGTCCCGGTAAAGATCAATGTCGTTACTGCAGGGCCAAGCACGTCTGTCCCGCCCTAAAGAATTCCATGAGCGAGATCGCCTTGGTAGACCCAGAGGCGTTGACCCCGGCCAAGACAGCCGAGATTCTTGAGCAAGCCCAAGCCGTCAAGGAATTGATCAAGGCAGTGGAGGAACGGGCCGAGGCGATGATGGCCGAAGACCCCGGTGCTATTCCGGGTTGGACAATGAAACCCGGCTCCGTCCGCAGGAGTGTTGAGGATAGCAAAGGCATATACGGCAAGCTGGCCGATGGAGGGTATTCATTTGACCTTATTATCAATTCTGCCTCCTTCAGCCTGTCGAAGCTGGAGAGGGCCATTAGGGAGAACGATAGCGACAAGGACGCCCGTGGAACCGTGCATGAGTTGTTAGGCGACTTTATTAAGGAGAAACGAACCAAATCAAAGCTAGAAAAAATAGGAGGATGAAATGCCAGCACGCATTATCAGGGAGGGGATACTAAGCAGTATCCGAATCAATTCACTAGACTGGGCCACAGAAGTGTTCTTCAGGCGACTAATGAATATTGTAGATGATTACGGGAGACACGAATCACACCCGACATTGTTAAGAAGTCGCTGTTATCCGCTGCTTATTGACAAGGTTGGTGAGAAGGATATAGCCAAGTGGCTGGACAATTGTAAGAAGGCTAACCTGCTAAAGGTCTATAAGGTAGACGGCAAAACCTACTTAACCCTCCTGACTTTCAACCAGCCCACACGGTCAGCAAGCAAATGCCCTGCCCCCCCGGGTACAGTTGACAGCGGGAAAAAGGCCATCAAGGACATGTCGGATGCCGAATACCTAAAGCATTTAGAGGAACGATATCCCAGCCTGAACGTGAAACATGAGCTGAAAAGGGCCGAAGATTGGTGTGGAGCAAATAACCGTTCGTATACCAGAAGGTTCATTGTGGGGTGGTTAGGCCGTGCGAAACCCGCTGCCAGTAAGGAAATGCTGTCCGCCACTGGAGATACACTGGAAAAATGGGACTAACTGTTCTCCTTGCAAACAAATGATTTCAAATGATTGCAAATGAAAACAATTGAAAACAAATGCTCCGCTTGTGCATATACGAATACGAATACGAATACGAATACGAATGGAGTTAAGAAATCAATCTAGGGGCGTGGTCTTCGGTCAACCTCCTTACCCGGATTCTCCTTCTGGGTTTCCGACCAGCCACGCCTCTTCAATTTCCCTATGAAGCACGACCCCATCGACATAGGAACACTCATAATCGCATTCTCGCCCATAGCCATGATTATTCTCTGGATTACTGGCTACCTACAATCCTGCACCCTATAAGCCCCTGTAAGCCATCCTAACCCCCGCAGGCTAATCCCCCTACCAAATGCCCCCGCCAAGCCCAGCAAGCCCCACTAGCGGCCCAAAGAAGCCCACTACAGATAAGGATCGCGTCACACAATGGGTTGCTATCGCCAACGACTGGCTTGCCAACCCCAAGTCTGACTCGTCCATGTTGATGACATGTTGCTGGGCTTTGCAGCTAAAACAGCCTGAATTGGCAGAAAAGTGCAAGATAGAGGCCCAACGTCGTCACAAGACAATCAAGCACTAACATGCTACACTGGATGTATGAGGTTCAAGGTGGTCGAGCGAAAGCTGGGAAGACATAAAGCAACTGGGTTATGTCACCCCGACAACCTGATAGAAATTGATCCGCGCCAGACTGAGCGTGATCGTCTTGACACCATCATCCACGAGGCCATTCATGCCATGCCAGAGACTAGGAACTTCGATGAAGACTGGACAGTCAAGGTAGCAGCACACATGTCCAAGCTACTCTGGGAACAAGACTACAGGAGGATACACCACTAAATTTCCACGGCTGTCTCTGGCTCAGGCTTGGGCATGTCAGGCATCGCAGACAACACAGCAATGTTCACGACTGGCTTAGCCTCATGGTCGTCTATGTTGTGTACCTTCCGCATATGGCTGTCCAGAGTCACCCACGCATCAATGGCCTGCCTCATCGTTCGCAGGTCGCCCTGCTGCATAGCCGTCACCGCTGACTGAAATAAAGTATAAAGCCTGTCACCAGTCTGCATAGACCGCTTCATCTGCTGGCTCGCCGTCTTGACACTGATCTCCCCCAGCTTCCCATTCTGGGCCTCCACTTGCTTGGTCAACTCAACCGCCACCGCCTCACGAGCCTCACCCTGATACGTGTCCCTCTGCTCAAACCATTTCTGTTCGCTGCTGATCTTTGTCAGGTAACGATACTTCATCCCATGCTTCTTCGCTAAGTCGCGCAGGCTAATGTTGCTGCGTATGAAGTCCTGATGAATCGCGTCCCAGTCGTACTTGATCTTCGGTGCCATAGGTGCACAGAATACAGGAACCCCAGAAAATTTCATACCCCTAAAAAGTAGGGAGGGAGGGGTGGCAAAGGGGTGGGTGGGGTCGAGCTGTGATGTGCTGGGTAGGCCCGGTATCGCCCCCCACGTCGGGGTAGGAACCCGATGACTTCCCCCGCTTTCCCACAGCAAAACCACCCTTGGCAGTCTTTGCCGCCCATTATTGCCCACTTTACTGAGGGTTTTATGCTGTTTCAAAAAGGGGAGGGTAAGAGGTAGAGGGTAGGTGAGTAGGTGCAACTGCTTTGCGCCGCGCTTCCTCTCATACAAACCACTATCCGGTTACCGGATAACAGACACATGAAGAAAACAAAAACAAATATTGAATCCATTGCACTAGCAGTCGGCAACCACGATGTAGCAAAATGGAATCTTGAATGCGCCGAAGTAGAACTCTGGAATGCATCGCAAGATACTATTGAGATACTCAACACGCTAGGCGTCTTCGCTGGCTCAGGCTTGGGCAAAGTCATCGGCGTCAAAGGCGTTGGCAAAGTCTTTGCACAGTTCAAACTCGAACTTGCAACGGCCCATGCCGCCGCTATCGACAGCACCTTGGATAACTCTAAGAAACGCATCTCAGAGTTTATGAACAAGCTCGGCTATCGTGAGCGCAAAAGCTCGCCCAAGACTACCAAGAACAGCGAGGCAGCAACAGCCAGTGCAGAAACAGAAACAGAAACACCAGCCCCAAAATGGGGAAGGACTAAAGCAATAAAGGTCAAAATCAGCGAATGTAAACAGTACATGATCCACGACGGCACCATGTATGTGAGGGCGACGAGCTAATCCACTATCCGGTTACCGGATAACAACAACAACACAAACAGAAAAGGAAAGACATGGAAACACAACTAGAGATACATCAACACACCATCGCGCATTTGCTGACGGTGTTAGCGAACACGCACAGCCGCCTTGGCCGTGCCAACAACAGGCACATGGTAGCGTTGCGTGAGCAGTTAGGGCGCGACCTTGGGGGGATACAGCAGAAACACGCTGCCGCAGTGGCGACGGGGCGAGTGGACGTCATTGAAACATTCCTGCCGATGACACACGAGCAGCAGTAGGCACAGTAGTACACAGAGCAACAGCGCATCGTTATCCGGTTACCGGATAGTGGTGCGTTGCCTTCTGTGGACAATCACGTTCGCAGTTAACACAAACAGAAAAGGAAAGGTAGATAGATATGACAGTTCAAACTAAAGCGTACCAGATCAAGAAAGTGATCAGCACATCCAAGCGCGGTGACAAGGCGCAGATCGTTACCTTGCACAACACTACCAAGCACGTCGTAAGGCTTGGAGAGTTCAGGCCACATGCCACGTCGCACACATGGATTGATGCTGACAATCTGTACTACGAGTTCTAGAACCAACCGACACAAACAACAAACAGGAAAGGAAAGACATGAAAGAAATGATGGATTGGACAACCTTTGCCGAGACTACAGTACGTCCCGGTGATGAAGCAACACAGCCATACAGGTTTGTGCTGAGGGTGCGCGAGATAAACGGGCTGGATGGCCTGCCTCAATACGAGTACTCCCACCACATGAGGCTGGAGCGTGATGGGTCACTCCATTGGGGCCACTACGACACGAGCATCACTGGTGCAGTACGTGCATTCAAGCTGCGTGCCAAGCAGCACAACGTGAGGCTAAAGAGCTAACCAATTAACCAACCAACACAAACAACAAACAGAAAAGGAAAGACATGGCTAAAAAGAACAAGAAAAGCGCGGCGGCAAATGCCTACGCTAAACGCATGACAATCATGTGGGCGTTGCAGGAATATCTGGAGCACCTGAGACTGGAGCCAGAACCCGAAGGACTACGCCAGTTCACAATGCAACCCAACCCAACACGCATGGTCGTCATGCCGAGTGACCCCGTGCTTGGGATGTAGATAGTACACAGAGCAGCAGCGCATCGTTATCCGGTTACCGGATAGTGGTGCGTTGCCTTCTGTGGACAATCACGTTCGCAGTTAACAACAAACCAAAGTAGAAAGGTAGAATAGAATGACAAACATAATGAAAGCTAGCAACCAGTGGATGACTCGCCCTGAAGATCAACGCTTCAAGACACTGACAGAGTTGGATGCCAAGGTGCGTGGACGACAAGAGCGTTCCCGTTCCCGCAACACCTGCCTCAATGACTTGCACGCAGTGCAGGACGGTGACGAGATAGCATTGAACGGACGGACGACACAGGCGACGTTGACCAACTGGGCATTCGGACAGACAGCACAGCGTCTACATGCCCCGGCGGGATACCTGCGTACACTACCGACTGAGAAGACGGTTGACCTGTTGAACCATCACTTCGAGACACGCCAAGACGAGCAGTTGAAGGTGTTGTTCTACGAGGATGAAGACGGGTTCAAGACGCAGGCTGTAACGTCCACGTCGTATGGTCGTATCTGGGATGCTGACTTGACGAAGGCTGTACTGAGGATACAGGAAGACAGCGATGGCAAGTGGTACAACCCGAAGGCATATGCCCACGGGCAATTCGGTGCCGATCCTGAGCCGTCTGGCCTGTATGCCAGTGACCGTGACGTGTTCATCTTCATGATCGATGGAGGTAGCATGTTTGACGTTGGCCCTCGTGCCAAGCTGAACCGTGGCTTCTTTGCATGGAACAGTGAGGTCGGCAACTCATCGCTTGGGTTGATGACGTTCTGCTTCAATCAGGTGTGCGGCAACCACATCGTATGGGGTGCATCTGATATCAATCAGTACATCGTACGCCATACGTCTGGTGCGCCAGCGCGTTTCGGCAACGACGTTATCCCTATGCTGCACGACTATGCTAACCAGTCGATGAAGCCGATGGAGGATACCATTCGTCGCGCCACGGAGTATTGTCTTCCCAAGGAAGGTGATCACTGGTGGAAGACACTGGCTGGCAGCAAGAGGTTCACCAAGGGTGAGGTTGCATCTGCTCTTGAGTTCGCCAAGCGTGAAGAGGGTAAGTGCGAAACTCTCTGGGACTTGGTGCAAGGCTTCACTGCCAGTGCCCGTGAGTATGATCACATTGATGCACGGGTCAGCCTTGAGAAGCGCGGCAGCAAGTTGCTTGAGATAGTCAAGGACGGCAGCACCGCAGTGCTAGTCTAACCCATCAACGCAGGGCGGTGGTACGTCGCAGGCTTACATGCCTGTGGCGTACTGCCCCTGCTTAACCAACAACAACAAACAGGAAAGGAAATAGATATGAGAGTATATGTAATTCTGGTAAAGGGCCAATGTGACATGGGTGGTCACCTCTTCACTCAAGTCTGGGCCGTGTGCCGCACGTTAGAAATGGCGCAACGTGCCATAGCTGGGCGTAAGGAGGCTTATAGAGCAGAAGCCATCGAGGCCGCAACCAGTGACGCACCTTGGGATTGGCCGGGGCATGGGAAACGAGAGCCAGACTGGAGGATTGAACAGTGGCCCGTTACTGACAACCTTGACGATGCGTCTTCAGGACTCGGCCAAGAGATGCCAACTCAACCAATGGAGAAACAATAACATTATGACTGATGAACTATACCAAGGATGGAAGAACCGCGAGACGTGGACGGCCTATACCAGTATTGTCAACTGCCCCAAGCAGGAACCGTACTGGAAGGGCAAGGCCAAGCAGGCACTGGCTCCTAGCATAGGGGTGGACAACCTGACTGCGTTGCTGATCAACGAACACAAGTACACTCCGCTGGCGATGATGCCTATAGATTGGGCAGCGATAGCGGACATGCTGATGGATCATGCAAGAGTAGACGCTACGTTATCCGGTAACCGGACAGTAGAAACCAACGGGTAAGGACTTACCCAACAACAACAAACAGGAAAGGAAAGACATGAACATTGAAGAACCAAGATACCTACTCACCATTGGTAGTGATGCCAAGACGGTGAAGGGTGAGAAGCACAACTACCTGACGGGCATCCACTATGCGTTGCCTCATCGTGAGGTGTATGCACACAAGTGGGCGGCGAAGCTGCTTCATGCGGCAGGCATTGACAACTTCAACGCTTGCCAGTGGGCAACAACCTGCAAAGACCCCTGCCTTAACACAGCAGGACGTGGCAGGTTCAGCACCACGCAGACAGCACGAGCCAAGCGCACAGTATTCAGACTGCTACGCTACAGCAAGTTCAGGCTCAAGCTAGTGGATGAAGTGTACAAGCTGGTGTGCAAGGCCAGACGCAGGAACATGACACCATGCGTGAGGCCCAACGGCACCACCGATGAGGACTATGGTTGGTTGCTGGACAGATATCTCAAGCTGATACCTGACCTGCAATTCTATGACTATAGCAAGTCGTTGCGCCGCTGCCTGACAAACACACGCAGCAACTATCACCTGACGTATAGCTTTGACGGCACGAAAGCGGGTCACGTCAAGGCTGGGATTGCGATGAAGCATGGCATCAACGTGGCTAAGGTATACAAGGGAGAGCTGCCAAACTATGACACCGTTGCTGGAAAGACGATTTACGTACTTGACGGTGACAAAAAGCATGGTGACCTGCGGTTCCTTGACCCACCCATTGGGATGATCGTCGGACTGCGAGCCAAGGGCAGGGCGAAGAAGGAAAATCTAGGATTCGCAGGGACACTTGCGGAGTAACAACAACAAACAGGAAAGGAACTAACATGAAATGGAAAGTATGGTTCAAGATAGTCAACGAACCAAAGTGGGTCACTGCTGCGAAGGAGTGGGACACCAAGGAGGAAGCAACGTCACATGCGCTGGGCAAGTTCGGTGCGTGGACAGCAACCGAGGACTGGACAGTAGCAAGGGTCGGAGCTGACCCCAACAACAAACAAGAAAGGAAATAACATGGACGAACATGATCACGATATGAATGCAGAAGAGGCACAGGACAACGCACCCGTATGCAAGGAGTGCAAGGGACAGGGTTACCTCACCGTTGAGTCGGATGGCGGTGGCCCTGCGTATGCCTGCCCTGACTGCGGAGAGATGTAACACCGCCGCAGCAACGACGAACACAGAAAGGTACTAACACGTTCATCGCCGCCTGTCATGGGACAAACCAGCCCACCAAGGCGGTGCAATAAAACCATACAACAACAAACAGGAAAGGACAACATGAAGAGATACATACTACTGCTACCACTACTATGCCTTGCCATCACGGCACAGGCTGAACCGTCATCCAAGTTCTGGGCTGCACTGCATCAGGTGGAGACACAAGGCAGACATGGCCCCATCAAGGGCGACAGTGGCCGTGCGCTTGGGCCGTTGCAGATACACCATGTGTACTGGAAGGATGCGAAGGTGAAGGGCAAGTATTCAGACTGCTCCAAGCTGGCGTACTCCATCACTGTGGCGAAGGCATACATGAAACGGTACGCACCCAACGCATACCGTGACAACAACTATGAAGTGCTGGCTCGTATCCACAATGGTGGGCCGAGTGGGCATAGGAAGAAAGCAACCATCAAGTATTGGAACAAGGTAAGAAAGGAAATGAAATGACAGAAAAACTAGAGCTTCGTGAAGTAACCCTTTGCAAGGGCGACGTGTTATTCCCATGCAATGCTGACGGGACTAGGTATATCCCATACGTTGGGCAGCAATGCCAACGCAAGTACACTGTGTCCCATTGGGATGATACATGGGTGCATTGGGAGGGAGGCGACAAGGGCGAGATTGGGTGGCTATGGCCTCGCATCATAGAGGAGGGCAACCCAACCAAGCACAAAAATCCTGCAATGTATAAACAGAGAAAGGAAATGAAATGAGCGTACCAAGATCAACAAAGAATCAACGACGATTCTTCTACCACTACAACAAGCCGTTGTCACGGGTGGAGGGGCGTAACGTGTTGACTGTGCATTGGAAGGGCAGTTGCCATGCAGTGAATGACATCGAGTGCTGGGTTCCTGCCGAGACACACACGCAGAAGGATCAACCACGCTGCATCATACGTGGCTGGGCTACTGCCGTGCAGTTCCACACCAATCCAAACACTAGGAAGATAACAGCCGTTATCACGTAAACACTTTCGGCGCACGAGTGTGTGCTGGATAAATAAACCAATACAAAACAAACAAAGAAAGGTAAGTAATGTCAGTAAAAACAACATCAAAAAGTAATCGCAATGGCGGGACAAC